TCAAGCAACATCTGATATTGCAAGAGCTCAATTAGAAGCACAATTAAGACAACAAGGATTTCAACAAGCTCAAACCGCAGCGTTACAAGGATTACAAGCACAACAAGGTTTGGGAACTTATCAAACTCAACTCGGTGGTGCACAAAGACAAATTAATCAGGCTCAACTTGCAGCGGAACAAGAAAAAGCAAGAGAAGCTGCATTTGAACCATTTACAAGGTTAGGTTTAATTGGACCACAACTTGCATCAGTGATTGGTGGATTCCCTGCTGCAACACAATTACAAACAACACCTCCTCCAAGCACAACTCAACAGTTACTAGGATTAGGTATCGGTGCTGCTGGATTAGGTGGAGCAATTAAGAGTTTTTTTTAACATGAGTATTTTAAGAAGACCGATGTTCAGAAAAGGTGGTAAGGTTGATAGCCGCGGTTCGGGTATCACGTCTGGTTTAAGTGAACCAAGACAAAATTATAAAGATGGTGACATCGTTACAAAGTATAAAGAACAACTTGCAAAATTAAGAGCAGAAAAACCTGCATTAAGTTTAGGTGATTACTTACAAATTGCTGCAACAGGTGCAGAGATTGCAGGTGCTCCAAGTATGGGTGGAGGAATTAGTGGTGCATTAACTACGGCTGCTAAACCATTAGCAAATCTTGGAAGAGGTCTTGCAACAAGCATGGGAGCAAGAGAAAAACAAGCTGCGGATCTTGCTGGTACTTTAACAGGTTTAGAAATTGAAAGAGAACTTGGATTAGCAAAAGTTGCTAAACCATATGAGATTGAAGTTAAGGCAAATTTCATTAAAGAAAAATATGCAACTAAAATTGCAAATGCAAAATCACAAATTGAAAAAGATAAGTTAATCGCGCAACGTGATAAAGAAATATCTGATGCATATGGTGGTTTAGACTTATCTGATAAATATAAAATTTTAGGAAACCAAAAAGCATTAGAAGAAGCAATTGGTCAAGCAACTCAATATTTTGAAGAAAATCCAGATCAAGTTAAAGTATATGGTAAAACAAAAACTGAAGCAATTTACAATTACGCAGGGCAATTACTTGCTGGTATGGAATCAAGCTTTTATGGAAAAGTAACAGGTAAGGCTGACGGTGGAAGAGTTGGATATCAAGAAGGCGGTGAAGTCATGGACCCAATGCAACAAACTGCTGAACAAGCTCAAATGCCTAATGAAGAAGGACCTATTCAATTATCTTATGATGAATTAAGAGCAAGATTACCAAAACAAATTACAGATGATATTGTACAATTATTAGCATCAAGCTATGAAGCTTTAGCAGACTTTGCACAAATTCAAACACAGGCTGATGTCAACGCCTTCAACACAAAATATCAAGTTAATTTAGTATTACCACAGGAGGCATAATGGCCGCCAAAGAACCTTTTATCAAAAAACCTGAACAGATCGACAAGGATCGTGCGACTGAACTTGTAAAAAAATTTCAGGAAAGTATGCCAAAAGACGAAAAAGGTGTTGAGCTTACTGTAAAACCATCATCGTTTTTAAGATTTATGCCTTTTATAGGCCCGCAACTTACAAAACAAAAAATGATGAAACAAAAAGGCTTAAAACCCGAAGATTTTGGTGAAGTTGATATTGAAAAAGAAGTTTTAAAAGTACAAGAAACAGAAAAAGAAAAAGATTTAGCGGCTGAAATAGATCGATCTATTAAATCAGGAGCTGCCAAAGCAGTTCAAGCTGTTGGAACATTTGTAACTTCAGGTATTGATTATGCTTTTGATACCAACACAACAAAAGCTTTAGACAAAGCAGTAAACAATTATATCAATATACATGGTGAGCCAGAAACATTAGTAGGTGAACTTACAGAACTTGGAACACAGTTTGTATTACCTGGCACAGTTATCTTTAAAATGATTGGTAACGCTGGAAAGTTAAAAAAAATAAAAAATTTAAATAGTTTTATTCAAAAGAAAATAGGTAAAATAAAAAATAACTTTTTAAGAGGAACTGCTGCAAGTGCAACAAACGTTGCAAGATACTCAGGACAAGGTGCATTATCATTAGGTATATCTGATGCATTGTTATCTGATCCAGGTAGACAAACATTATTTACAGATAAAGTATCAGAAGAAGGTAAATCAGGGCGAGATTTAGCAGTTGCAAGACTTATAAATAAAATAAAATTTGCACAAGAAGGTGCATTAATTGGTGGTGGTATACCTATTGTAGGAAAAGGGTTACAACTTGGTTTTAAATATGGTTTATATCCAGCAGGATCAAAAGCTATTGGTGTTGGAGCTAAAGTTGCAAATGCTGTTGTTGTCAATCCAATAACTAAATTAGCATCTCTTGACCCCATTGTACTACCTTCTCTTGCCAAAGGAGCTTTGATCAACGCAAAATTTGTAGGTGAACTTGGAACAAGAGTGCTGTTACCATTTGCATCAAGAGGTAAAGTAAGTCCACTTAGAGATTTAAAAAAAGGTTTACCTGCTTTTAATGATTGGAGATTGTTTACAGTTAACAGCGCAGATGATTTAAGAGTTGCGTTAAAAAGAATAGATAATGGATTAGCAAGATTAAGATCTGTGGGTCAAAAAACAGGAGAAGCTTATCAACTTACTGCACAGGCAGATCAATTTATAAAAGCAAAGGCTAGAATTATTGAAAAGTTATTAGAAAGTTTAGAAAAACGCGCATACAATGTAGCTAAATCATTTGAAGGCCAATACAATACAGCAAGAACTTCACCTGCAAGTAGAGACAAATATTTAGATGAAGTCTTAGAATATTTAGAGGACAAAAGAACGTTGAGCGCGGTACAAAAAGAATTACGTCCTACAGCAAAAGCATTACAAGATGAGTTACTTAATATCAAAAAAACATTTTCAGATTTATTACCAGATGACAATATCTTAAAACCTATTCTTACAAAAAACATCAAAGGTTATTTAAGAAAATCTTTTGAAACATTTACAAACCCAAATTACATTGTTCAAGAAACTGATCCAATATTTAAAAATGCACAAAAGTATGCAAAAAATATTATCAGAAAAAATAAAGACTATATGGAAAGAGCAAAACTTGAAGGTGGTATAGAAGAATCTTCTAAATTGTTTGTAAAAAATATTCTTCGTATTGGTAAAACAAATGGTCAAGATCCAATACAACTATTAAATCGTATTGGTAAAAAACTTAGAATAGAAAAATTTATTGCAACAGGAGAAGAGTTACCTGATGTCATTAGAAAACTACTTGGACAAGAAAACAATTTACAAGCTTCAGTATTGACAACAACATCACAAATGCATTCACAGGCAGTAAACAGATTATTGTTTGATCGTTTAGGTGAAATGTTAAAACGATCAGGTGTATTATTTGATTCTAAAGAAGCAGCTCAAGCTGCAGCAAGAACTGATGTGGTTAGACAAATGGGACATATTGATGGTCTTGGTTTATTGAACACAGAAACAAGTAAACTTTATGGTACAACTGAAATGGTTGAAGCATTAACCTCTTTGAAAGGTCCATTAGATTTTTTACTACAAGCAGACTTATATAAAAACGTACTTCAAATGAAGACGTTAACTCAATACGGTAAGACGGTGTTATCACCTGAAACACAAACACGTAACTTTGTATCTGCTGCATTCTTCTTGTTAAACAGAGGACTAATCGGGGGCCGTGCATCGGTAACTGAATCTATTAAAATGGTTGCAGATGATATTTTTGCTGCAGGTAAAATGGGGCCTGAAGCAGAAAAAAGATTATTAGATAGTATTGAAGAAGGAATTAAATATGGGGTGTTAGATGAAAACATCGTAGCATCAGAATTACAAGCTGTGATTCGTGAGATTCAAAGAGGAACCATAAGCAGTATGAATGGTTTGATTTCATTATTAGAAAAATCAAAACTAACAAAAACTGCAGGACGTTTATATGCAGGTGGTGATAACGTATGGAAGTGGACGGCATATAACTGGTATAAATCATTCTTAAAAGACTATGCTAAAGGAAGTCGTAAAAAAATGATTGACTGGTTTGAAAATATTGCTGGAAGAAGAGTTGATCTTAAAAATTTAGATGGCACAACAAAATCATTAGATGATTTAATTAAACAAGCATCAGCTTACTATGTAAGAAATACAATGCCAACATATAGTAAAGTACCTGATATCATTAAAGCATTAAGAAGATTACCTGCAGGTAACTTTATATCTTTCCCTTCAGAAATGATTAGAACTTCTACAAATAGTTTAAATGTATCATTAAGAGAAATTGCATCTAAAGATCCAATACTAAGACAAATGGGATACAGAGGAATATTTGGTCAATACATTACTTTAGGCGGCGCAGGAACTGCTGCAGTAAAAATAGCAGAATCTGCAACAGGAATCACTGAAGAGATGATGGATGCATATAAAACTCATTTTGGTCCAGAGTTTTATAAAAACTCAAGATTAGTTCCACTTACAACAAATGAAAAAGGTGTATTTAAAATGGCTGACTTATCTGCTTTCTTGCCTTACGATACAGTAACAAGACCATTTGAAACCATTGTTAATCAATTTAAAAACAGAGATCAAAAGTATCAAAGTACACTAAACTTTACTTTAGAAACTGCAGCAAAAGCAACAAGTGAACTGCTTGGTTCTTTCTTTGATACTCCTATTTTCTTAGAACCTATCATTGATGTTATCTACAGAGGAGGAAAAACAAGAACAGGTTCTGTTATTTACTCTCCTACAGATGATACAGACGTTAAGATAAGAAAAGTAATGGAACATGTCATTAAGGTTAATGAACCAGGTATTATAACTACAGGAAGAAAAATAAAATTAGCAGCTGAAGCTGGATTTACAAAAGGTGGTACGTCTTACGATATGCAAGATTTAATCATAGGTCTTGGGACAGGGGTTAAACCGCAAAACGTAGACATTTCAAAAGCGCTTGATTTTACCGTTTCTAAATATTCTAAGATTAGATCAGATGTATACAAAGGAGAAAAGTTTTATAGCACCGCAGATGTATACAATCGAGGACCCGATGTATTAGTTAAAGAATTTATTGATATTCAAAGAGAAGCATTTCAACAACAAAAAGAAATATATAATGCGATTCAAGCTGCGAAAAAATTTGGTTTATCTAATTATGATATTAAAAAGATATTTACGGAACGTGGACTAGGTAGTTCTGCTATCAATAAATTAATGAGAGGTGAATTTGTACCTGTTAATTTCTCTGAATCTCGTTTTGAGAAAAAAGTAGATAAAATTAAAAAAGAACAAAAACGAAGAGGATTGACTGATAAACAAACTGTTAATACATCTTTCTTCTATCCTAAATACGAATTAAAAGATGTTATTAGAAGTTTAAAATATAGTAATTTGAATAAAGTATTTAAATATGATATTCCAAAAACACCTGAACCTGTAAGCGAAGTTCCTGTAAATCAACCTAAACAACAAGTTGCGCAAGCAAAACCTGTAACACCACCATTACCACCACAACCAGAACCAGTTGTACAAGCAACAACACCACAAATTAATCCAGCTACTGGGTTGACATCAACTGAAACTGCGTTACTATCTCCAACCGAACAAGCAATTAGACAAAGGCAAAGAGCTTAATGGAAATTGAACCTAAAACAGAACGCGAACATCTGATTTCTCTATATGGTCACATGACTGGCCTGAAAAAAGAAGTATGTACTATTAAGACAAATCAAAAGCATATACATGAGGACATTGAGAAATTGGGCGGAAAGATAGACAAGATCTATTGGGTTCTCTTAGCGGCTGTGGGTACGGTTGCGATGTCTCTTCTTACTATATTTTTACAATGAAACTTACCACCAATTTTTCTTTAGCAGAACTTACTGCATCACAGATTGCCGCCCGTAAGGGTATCAATAATAATCCTACTGCTGGTCAAATAGAAAATCTTAAAAGGTTATGTGAATCTATATTACAGCCAATTCGTAATCATTATGATTCACCAGTGATTGTATCGTCAGGATTTAGGTCAGCTGAATTATGTATTCATATTGGTAGCACAATTGATTCACAACATGCAAAAGGAGAGGCCGCAGATATACAAGTTATGGGTATTGATAATAAAGCTTTAGCAAAATACATCAAAGAAAATTTAGATTTTGATCAATTGATTTTAGAATTTTATAAAGAATCAGAAGGACCTCACAGTGGTTGGGTCCATGTTTCATACATTGGTAAAGGAAATAGAAAACAATCTTTAACTGCTACAAGATCTGAAAAAACAGGAAAAACCGTCTATTCACCCTGGTAAAAGAGCTCCTGAGAGCCTCAATTTTTAACGAAACGACCTTGACATGACCTCTGGTACCCCCTATATATTACGCAGGTGCAACATAAGTTGGCCTATAAACTTTGCTTATAACAAGGAGGTTAATATGACAGGTTTAGATATAATCAATAAGTTCAACAAAGATTTCTGGAATCATACGGATGATGTATTAGGTTCATCTTTCAGAAGTATGTTTGATAACTTATCAAAAGTTCAATCATTCCCATTTTACAATGTGGTAAAATACGGAAACAGCGAATACGGCATTGAGTTAGGACTAGCAGGATTCAATAAGAAGAATGTTAAAGTTCAATACAAAGGTGGTGTACTCACTGTATCTGGTGAAGTGGACGATAAAGAAAAAGAATACGTTCAAAAAGGACTAGCAGCTAGAAAATTCTTTAAGCAATTTGCATTGCATGAAGATGTAGTTGTGAACGAAGCTGAAATGGAAGATGGTGTATTAACAGTCAAGTTTGGCGTTAAAGAACCAAAAGACATTGAAGGCGTAGACATTAATATTAAGTAATGCGCAAAGAAGATAAACACGCATTATTATTTGTAGCACCATATATTATAGTTTGTGTATGGATCGTTGCACAATGGTTAAGTTAAAACGTAATGACGTTTGGTGATGATCCCTTTGGACATAATAAAAATCTTAGAGGGATCACACCCATTGAATTTATAATTGGATTCTTACTTATTTGGTATTTAGTATCTCACTAAATCCAGTCTTTAATTTCTTCACCTAATATTTCTGAAGCAATATCAATTTTTTTACGAAGAGCTTTAACAATTTTTTCATCAACAGTTCCTTCTGCAATCAAATCAATATAAGTTACCGATTTTTTTTGCCCAATACGATGAGCTCTATCTTCTGATTGCAATCTTTTCTCAAGGTCATAGCCGTTTGAATAATAAATAACAGTATTTGCTGCAGTAAGCGTAATGCCGTAGCCGCCTGTTTGAGGATTACCAACGAAAAATCTGACAGGGGAATTGGGATCTTGAAACGTTTCAATATTTTTCTGCCTTTTTTCCGCTTCAATCGCGCCATAATATTGTACAACAGAATCCGATCCATATTTTTTTTGTATTTCTTTAACAATTGCTTCAATGTCATATATATAATTGGCCCAAATAATTGCTTTTCCCTCTACCTCTTCTAACACATCCATGAGTTCATTTAAACGATTGTTTTTTAATGACACAATTTCGCCATCATCTAGCTTCAAATGTCCACAAGTTATTTGATGTAATCGCATAAGTTGTGTTAAAACATTAGGTGCAGTAGTAATTTGTCCTTTAAATTCAGCCAAAGCTGCAGCTTTCATTGTTTTATATTTCTTGTTTTGTTCTTCTGTTAATTCTACAGTTCTTTTGATATAAATTTTTTCAGGAAGATCCAAACAATCTTCTTTTAATACACGATATGAAAATTTCTTTAGACTCTCCGACAACTCACCAAGTCGTCTATACGATGCAACTATCTGAACTTGTCGTCCTCCAAAGTTTCTCGACACCATATGCGCGTATCTTTGACGAAAAGAATAATAAGACTGAAATCCAAGTAAATGGTTGTCAAGGAAATTGCATTGGCTGTAAAGGTCTAAAGGAGATTTAGTTACAGGAGATCCTGTAAGAATTCTTTTATATTTTGCAAGTAATGCAAGATCTGTAATAGCTTTAGTTCTTTTAGCTGTAGGCGTTTTAATAGATGTAGATTCATCTACAGCCATAAGTGTTTTATGGGTTCTTAAAAATTTAGCAGCAAATTCAACGCCTTTTTTCGTTGAAAAGGCCTCAACATTCATGACAAGGATGTGAAGGTCATAGTCTAATTCAAATAAAGATTGATACTCTTTATCCTTTGCTTTTGATGTTGAAGCAGTCCATAGTACCGTTTTTGGATTTATATGACTAGCTAAATGTGTTGGAATTTCTCCAGAATACCAGTTCCTATAAACACCTTTTGGTGCTATAATTAGCGCCGCATTTATTTTACCTTCATCATATAGGATACCAATATTATCAACCAGGACTTTAGATTTACCTGTTCCCATTTCCATAAAGTATGCAAACTCTTCTTTATCCCACGACATTTCTAATGTTTTCAATTGATGCGCGTATGGTTTAGTTTTAAATTTATAGTTCATAATTTTTTTTATTCTTTCTATTGACACTGATATAATCATGTATATATAGATGTCAAGATAAAAAAGAAAGAGTAGAAATGAAAAATAAAATTTTTGAATTATACAAAAAAGATTCGTTAGCAGAGTTTTTAGAATTTCATAAAAACAATCCTGATGAAAATTTTGTTTATGTATTACAAACACCACCAACAAATATAAATATTTTAGGAGCATCTGATTTTGGTTACTTAGTGATATGTTTGCCAAACTATGGTCCTGACTCTCAAATCATTTTTTCACCTGCACCATTTGTGTTTAAGATGAGAAAAAATTTAAGAGATTTTAGAAAACAAGATTACATATTGTTAACAGGAGACCCTGCAATTATTGGTATCTCATGTGCAATTGTAAGTGACCAAACAAATGGTCAATTTAGACTCTTGAAATGGGATCGAAGAGAAGCTAAATACTATCCAATTAATTTCGATCTCTACCAGAAAGGATAATCATGAGCATTGATTTCGAACAAGACAAAAATAATTTGATGGAGGGTACAGATATAAATTCTCTATCAGTACATGTAGATAAATTAACAGATCTACAAAGTGCAATAGAACACACAGAGAAACAAGTTAAAGACTTGAAAGCACAATATGACAAGATTAGTTCAGAGGTGATTCCAAACATACTTGCAGAGCAAGGTTTGGCATCTTTGAAACTCGCCGATGGAACGGTACTAGAAGTAAATAAAAAATATAGCTGTACCATTCCAAAAGATCCTGCAAAAAAGGAAGCGGCGTATCAATGGCTTCGTGAACAAGGTTTAGGTGACATCATTAAAAATGAAGTTGCTGTAACTTTTGGTCGTGGAGAAGACAACAAGGCAGAGCAATTGCTTAGCCTTGCGGCAAAAGAGGGTTATGAGCCTGTACAGAAATCCAAAGTGGAGCCCATGACTCTGAAAGCCCTATACAGGGAGCGTGTCGAGGCTGGCCTCGACATGCCTTCCGATCTTTTTCATTTATTTGTTAAAGATGAAACTAAACTTAGCCAGAAATAGGAGAAACGTTAATGGCGAACAGTGAAACGCGAAGCGTGACAAAAAAAGAAACAAACTTGCCAACAGCAGGTTTGTTTGAAGCCGATGCCCAAGTCGGTTTTGATAATATGGATCAGCAAGATCTTGCTCTTCCATTTATTAGAGTATTGGGTCAACTATCACCTCAGATCAACGAGAGAGATGCAAAGTATATAGAAGGTGCCAAAGCTGGTATGATCTATAACTCTGTAACTAACAAGTTGTATGATGGTGTAAAAGGTATCAATGTAATTCCTTGTTACTACAAGAGAGAATACATTGAGTGGCAAGATAGAGGTGAAGGTACTGGGGCACCAGTTGCAGTTCACGCTGCTTCAAGTCCAATTATTCATGAAGCTACAAGAGACAGCATGAATAAAGATAGACTTAAAAGTGGTAACTATCTTGAAAACACTGCATCGTATTTCGTCATGGTATGTGATGACGACAGTGCAGAAACTGCTTTGATTACTATGAAATCAACTCAGCTAAAGACAAGTAAAAACTGGAATACTTTGATGGCAGGCATAAAGCTTCAAGGTAAAGATGGTTTATTTACTCCGCCTATGTTTAGCCATGTTTACAATTTAAAAACTGTACAACAGTCTAATGACAAAGGAACTTGGTTTGGTTGGTCAGTATCTAAAGTAGGTCCTGTACAAAACAAGAATATGTACGAGCAAGCAAAGGCATTTGCAAATAGTGTTAAGTCTGGAGATGTTCAGGCTAAACATGCGCAAGAAGAGAAGAGCACGGAGAATACTCCGTTTTAACTATGTGGGGCTCGAAAGAGCCCCATTACAACAGAAAGGAAACTATGAAGTTTAAAAGTATATTTGAAGGACTAACCATTGCATACGGACAATATCAGAAAGGAGAAAACAATGGAGAAGGAAAACAAAAAGGAAAAGCATTTATCGTTAGAAAGCCAGTGGTTGATGAACTATGGGACAAACATATTAAAGGTGAAGGACCTGCTCTTGGGATTATTCCGATCAATGAGTCTAATCAGTGCAAGTGGGGCTGTATTGATATTGATGAATATAATTTTGATCATAGGAATTTGGTCAATAATATACGGAAACTAAATTTTCCATTAATTGTATGTCGTTCGAAATCTGGTGGAGCACATATATTTTTATTTACAAAAGATTTTATACCTGCATCAGAGATGCAAGGATCATTAAAGAAGATGGCCGAAGCACTTGGCTATGAAAGTGCAGAAATATTTCCGAAGCAAACAGAAATACTCGTGGAACGTGGAGACACAGGAAACTTTTTAAATTTACCATATTATAAAAATACAACAGGTCTTCGTTATGCATTTGATGATGAGGGCAACAGTTTAGATTTAGAAGGATTCTATGAACTCTATGATAAATATGTACAAGATAAAGCACCAGAAATAAAAGTTAAAAAGAAAAAACAAGATGAAGCATTTGTAGATGGACCACCTTGTTTGAACAAATTAGCAAAAGATGGTTTTGGTGAAGGTGCAAGAAACAATGCATTATTTAATATTGCAGTTTATTTTAAACAAGCATCACCAGATACTTGGGAAGATGATCTAGTACAAGCAAATCAAAAATACATGAGTCCACCATTAAGCAATAGTGAAGTACAACAGTTAATTAAATCAGTGAATCGTAAAGGATATGATAAATATAGATGTAAAGATGCACCAATTAATGCAGTATGTGATCCTGGGCTATGTAGAATGAAACGATTTGGTGTGGGTTATGATGAAGAACAAATACCAGCATTAGGAAATTTAACAAAATATGCATCAAGACCACCACAATGGTTTTTAAATGTAGGTGATGCAAGAATAGAGTTAAAGACAGAACAATTATATGCGCCAGGATTATTTGCATTAGCGTGTTTAGATCAAGCAAACTTAATTGTACCGTTAGTTAAACCAAAAGATTGGAAACAACATTATCTAAAACCTTTGATGCAAAATTTGCAAGAGGTTGAACCATTAGAATCTTTGGATCCAATAAATCAAATTACAGCATTACTTCAAGATTGGACTACAAATAGACAATCAGCAAGAACAATAGAAGATATTTTTAACAAGCTTCCATATACAGACGAAAATAAAGAATACACTTATTTTAGAATGGATGATTTCTATGCATTTTGCAAAAGAAACAATTGGGAGATGGATAAAACTAAAACAGGTAACTTAATTAAACAGTTAGATTTTTTTGAAAAAGAAATAAGAAAAAATTTAAAAGGTGGAATGCCAAGATTAATTCAAATTAAAACTATGGAAAAACAAGAGACAACAATTTCTGAAGTTCCATATCAAGAGGAGCATTTTTAATGAATCAACCATCGTTATTTGATATGCATAATCAAACAAAAGCAGGTATTGTGTTTGATCCAAAAGAAGGAATAGAGATATCTAAATTATTTCCTACATCTGAAACAAGAGAATTAAATATTATACCAGATAAGTATTATATTTATCCTACAGGAGAAACACATCCATTTGCTGATATGGCAGATAATTTAAAAGGAAATGATTTTCCTTTTATTACTTCTAAAAGTGATCGTGGAATTAAAATACTTAAACCAATGTTAAGTATTCATTTTGATTATCCAATGATAACACTTCAATCTTTAAATGAAGATAATAATACAGCCTGTATTCTATTTCATAAAATTGTTGGAAGAGCGTTTTTTAAACCACCTGAAGGATTAACATGGCAAGAATGTGAAAGAAAATATGTTTTTCATCACAAAGATAACAAAACATGGAATTATAGAATATCTAATTTAGAACATATTCCACAAAAACAAAATATAACTGGAAAAAGAAAAAAGGCTGCAAGAGAAGATGTTTTTGAACAAGCGAAGATAAGGGGTTTAGTATGAATTTTAAACTAACTGCAATTTATGATTTAGGATTAATTACTTGTTTATTGATTTTTTATTTTATGTGGGGAATTTAATGAAGTTTAGTAGAGATGTTGGTATCAATTGGCATTTAAGATTTAGGCAAGAGATACAAAAATTAACCGAAGAAAATGAAAAGTTAAAAATACAGAATAATATATTAAGGAGAAAGTTGATAAAACAATATGAAAACGATCGTGCTAGGTCCACCAGGAACAGGAAAAACGACAACGTTGTTAAATTTAGTCGACCAGTTTATTCAGCAGGGGACTAGACCAAGACAGATAGGTTATTTTTCTTTTACAAAGAAAGCCGCAACAGAAGCTGCGACTCGTGCAGCAGAAAAGTTTGGTCTTGATATTGATACAGATTTAGAAAACTTTAGAACTTTACATTCTTTTGCATTTCAAAAATTAGGTATGACAAAAGAAAAGATGATGAAGAAAGAAGACTACAAAGAGTTTGGTCAAAAGTGTGGTATTCCAATTAAAGTTGCATCGTATTCAGAAGATGACGGTGTGTTTAATTCTGATAATGAATACTTAACCATTATCAATACAGCAAGAGTTAAACGATTAGATTTATTAGATTACTATGACCATAGAAAAAACATATTAGATATTGAAAGAGATACTTTATATTTAATATCAGAAGAATTAGAGCGATATAAAAAAGAAAAAGGATTAAGAGATTTTACAGATTTAATTGAAGATTACATTGAAAAAGAAATAGAAACTAAGTTTGATGTATTATTTATTGATGAGGCACAAGACTTGTCTTTATTACAATGGGACATGGTCAGAGACATATGGAAAGATGCAAATAAAACATATATTGCAGGTGATGATGATCAAGCTATCTTTAAGTGGGCGGGTGCTGATGTTGATCATTTTATAGCACTTAAAGAGGAAGTTGATGATATTAAAACATTAGATCAATCATACAGAATACCAGGTGGTCCTATTCATGAGTTATCACAAAAAGTTATTAGAAAAGTACAAAACAGATTTGACAAAGATTACAGGCCGAGAGAAGAACAAGGTATATTAAAACGATATTCTGATGTAACTCAGGTTGATATGTCAGAAGGGAATTGGTTGGTACTATCTACGGCTAATCATTTTTTAGATGATGTAAAAGAATTATGCGAGTTACGCGGATGGTATTATCAATACAAAAATAGAAACTCTATTAATTTAAAATTATTATTAGCACTTAACAATTGGGAACAATTTAGAAAAGGTGCAGTGTTTGCACATTTAGAATTAAAAAATATGTATAAATATTTAGGAAGAAATGTTGCAGAAGGTTTTAGAGAAGGAAAATTATTTCATACAGAAGAAAAATATAACATAGATGATTGCAAAGAAAAATATGGATTGCTAACAGACAAAGTTTGGTTTGAATCGTTTGAAGGCTTAGATAACTTGACAATTAATTATATTCGTAATATGAGAGCTAATGGTGAGAAGATCAATAAGAATCCTAGAATTATTATGTCGACCATCCATGGTGCAAAAGGAGGCGAGGCTGATAAAGTTTTACTTCTACAAGATATTACGAATGCCGCTATGGAAACATTTGCGCAGGATCCTGATGAGCTCCACCGATTGTTCTACACAGGAGCAACAAGAGCAAAGAAGGAACTACATATCGTGGATCCTAAAAATTTTGAAAAAGCGTACATAATATAAGGAGGAGAAGATGAGTACAAAAGATGCATTTGATAAATGCTTTCCACAAGAAAAACAAGAAGGTGGAGATCACTATAAACTAAAAATACAACCTTGGACTTTTATTACGGAGAACAATCTTTCGTACTTTCAAGGCAATGTCATTAAATATGCTGTGAGATATCAAAAGAAAAATGGCATAGAAGATTTAAATAAAATTATTCATTACTGTGAATTAGAAATAGAACGAATGAGAAAGAGTTGGGATGACTAGAACTGTCCAAGAACCACTCTTTGTGCCGCAGACCGAATGGGTCATGCCTGATGAATTAAAAGATTTATCACACTACAATGAGATTGCGATAGACTTAGAAACCTGTGATCCAGAGTTAACGAAACTTGGATCGGGGAACGTGGTTGGTCGTGGACACATTGCGGGAATTGCAGTTGCTGTAGAAGGTTGGCAAGGATATTTTCCTATTGGTCATTTTCAAGGCGGTAATTTAGATAAGAATTTAGTTAAAGGTTGGTTACAAGATATTTGTAAACGAGAAGATAAAACATTTATCTTTCACAACGCCATGTATGATGTGTGTTGGTTAAGAAGTTTTGGTATTGAGATTAAAGGTAAGATTGTGGATACCATGATTGCAGCATCACTGATTAATGAAAACAGATTAACTTACCGATTAGATTCTTTGGCAAAAGAATATTGTCGTATTGGTAAAGATGAAAAAGTATTACAAGCTGCAGCAAAAGAATATGGTTTAGATGCGAAAGCTGAGATGTGGAAGATGCCTGCCATGTTTGTGGGTCAGTATGCAGAACGAGATGCTGAATCTACTTTAAAGTTATGGCAAGTCTTGCAAAGAGAAATTTATGCGCAAGAACTGACACATGTTTTTGATCTGGAGACAAAATTATTTCCATGTCTTGTTGACATGAGATTCAAAGGTGTCCCTGTAGATTTAGAAAAAGCTGATAAAA